GCCAGCGTGAGTTAATGAGTCTTGTCAGGAAGCTAAAGCCGATTCAAACTAAGGCTATTGCAGCTGCTGTAAATATCCTAGATAATAAGGACGCATCAGAGAATGGTAAGTTACGTAGCGCAGCTTTGATTATTCAGACGTATAAGGATTTAGTTAAAGATTTATATGACTACCGCTATGATGATGATGAGGCAGAGGAGATTATGGTTGATAATAAACCAGTGTTCTCGCTGAAGATTGTAAATACAGAAGAATAAGAGTTTAACAAGGATAGGTTGGCCGACCGACAAGTGCGATTCCTCACCGCATTTCCTTTGTTTTATAAGTGAGATCAGGAGGTAATAATGATGATAAAGTATGTAACTGGTAATTTTTCAAATGAACCAATCTTTTATGTATATCTTCACAGGCGTAAAGATAATGATTTAGTGTTCTACGTTGGAAAAGGTAAGCATAAACGAGCATGGTCAACAAAATCAAGAAACAATCACTGGATCAACACTGTAAATAAATACGGTTACACTGTAGAAATTCTTAAAAGTGGATTAACAGAGGAGGAATCCTTTAATTTAGAGATTGAAACTATTGCATTGTACGGAATTGATAATTTAACGAACTTAACAATCGGTGGCAATACTACTTCTGGTTTCAAACACTCGGATGCCACTAAAAAAGAGCAAAGTAAAATCACACAACAACGCAGGGTAGATAACCCAGAGTGGGCTAGACGATGTGACGAGCGCATGCAGGAGTTGATCAGTGCCCAAATCAATGACCCTGAGTTTCATAAAAAGATTGCCGATATAAACCGACAAAACTATAATAATCTTTCCGAAGCTGAAAAAGAAGATTTTGCGAATAAGCGAATTGCTTGGATGAGTGATGGTTCTAAAAAGAAAAGTGCAATTGATAAGTTTACCTTGACATGTTCAACTCCAGAGTTTAAAGCTAAGAAGCGTCAGGCAGGGATAACAGCTTGGGAAAAACTATCAGATGTTGAACGTCAACAAAGGTCAGAAAAATCTACTTTAATATGGAAAAATCCTGAATTTAAAGCTAAACTTATTGAAATGCACTCTTATAAAATAGTAGTAAATCGTAGGTTTGTATTTAGCTCTATAAAAGAATTTAGTAGTATAGTAGGGAATAGTAATTCCCTGTATAAGACACTAATTGAGGCAAATTTGAGAGGTCATTCTTTTACAGTATTTAAAGGTTTTGTTGTGGAATACTATGACGATAACTTTCATGCTAATCTTCCAAAGTATAGTGGAGAAATACTTAGAGAAATACCCACGAAAATACTACCTAAAAACAACGCTGTAGTTATGGATAACGATCTTGTGTTTACAAGTTTTAAAGCAGCCGCTGAGTATTTTGGTGACGAAAAAACAGAAAGCACGCCTGAGTGGATATCAAAATGCATGAAAATAAATCTACCTGCTATGGGACACACTTGGAGAAAAGCTACAGTTAATGAGGTTGAACTTGAAATACTGAAGCAACTGGATGCCGCGTATTTAAATACTTTTGAATTTAATACTGAAGGAACCGATGGCTACTAAAATAAAAGAATACTCTGAGAAAATTACACTAGCACCTGCAAGTATTCCACAAGAACAGTTTTTGTCCTCTGCGTCAACTATTACATGCTACTCAGGTTCGGCAGGCGCTGGAAAAACTTTTGCTTTGATCTTGAACATGGTTAAATTCGCTGCAAAACAGAATTCAACTATCATCTGCTTTCGGAGAACAAGTACACAGATTCGGTCTCCCGGCTCAGTATGGCAAGAGGCTAGTGTTATTTTTGCACAAATGTTCCCAGATGCTAAGATAAGAAGTAGAGACTTGGAGATATTTATCCCAAGTACTAATTCAATTGTTAAGTTTGCACACTTGCAGCACTTATCCGATGTAAACAATCACCTCGGAAGTCAGTATAGTGCTGTATTCTTTGACGAGGCAGTTACATTTGATCCATTTGAATCTTTTGTTTTGCCATTAATGGGTAGGATGCGTAATGCCAAGGTTGACTACACACCTCAGATGTTCTGGGCTACTAATCCTAAGTTTGGACCCGGTATCTATGATTGGTTAAAGGACTTTTATCTGGATGAGAATGGTATTCCTCTCAAAGAAAAGTCAAACGTGGAGAGATACTTTATCTTAAAGGATAGTAGACCTGTTTGGTTCAACGATAGAAAAGAAGCTGAAGCTCTACACGGAGATCAGGTTCGTAGTTTTCGGAGTATTCGGGCACACGTAACAGACAATAAACCCCTCATGTTAGCTAACCCTGATTATATTTATAATCTTATGGCGCTACCAGAAGTAAAGAAACGTATCTTTTTGGATGGTTCTTGGACAGCACGCGAACAAGAGTCTGGATTCTTTAAGCGAGAGTTCTGCAAGATTGTTCCTTATCCTAACGCTGTGGCACACAGGCGTGTACGCTCTTGGGATTTAAGTGCAGTTAAGCCTTCTACAGCGTCACCTGATCCTGACTGGACTCGTGGTGTGCTAATGAGTAAAGATAAAAATAATATCTATACTGTTGAGGATGTACAGAGTCTACGGGACAGACCTTACGAAGTTGAGAACTTGATCTACAGAACAGCCCTTGCTGATCCAGAGGGTACGATTGTTACTATTCCTCTGGACCCGGGACAAGCTGGCATTGCTTACTCGAATATTATTAAGTTGAAACTCTCAGAGATGGGTGTTATCTGCAAGTTAGTACGCACTAACAAATCTAAACTAACTCGATTTTTACCTTTCTCTGCAATCTCTGAAGCTGGATTAGTTCAGTTCGTAAAAGCAGACTGGTTAGATGAAATGCTGGTTGAACTTGAGAATTTTAACGGGGATAAGAACAACGGTCACGATGACTTGGCTGACTGCGTATCTGACTGTATACTAACACTCAATCAAAACACGTTAGAACTACCCCAATTCACCCTCCCGGACCTACACCAGTCCAATAACTATTCCAACCTCGGATTCTCCCAACCTGATTTACCCATCGGTGACGCACCAAGAATCATCCAAGGTGAATTTCAATAGCTAGTACCGAGGTTAATCAGTTAATGATACCAAAGATAAACACAAGGAGTGCCTAATTAATGACTGCACGTAAAACAAAAGAAACTATTACAAAAGCAACACAAGATACTCCTGACCGTTTCCGTATGTCAGAAATGGGGAGCTTAGGTCTTAGTACGTTCGGCGGAGTTTCTACAGAAGAGTTAAAAAGAGAGCTTAACTGGCCCAACAATATTAAAATCTACAAACAGATGACGTACAGTCCATCAGTGAATTCTTCATTGACACTGTACGAAAATATCATCGGTAAAGTCGAATGGAGTTACGTACCACCACAGAATGCTACACCTGAGGAAATCAACCAAGCCAAAATCATCAATGAAATGATGAAAGATTTAGACGGTAGCACTTGGCGTGAATTCATTAATGACATTCTATCAATGATGGTATATGGCTTCAGTATTCACGAAAAGGTATACCGCCGTAGGTACAAGAGTAATGGCTCTCGTTATGATGATGGTGTTATTGGCTGGAAGAAACTAGCGATTCGTAACCAAGAGACTATTAAGAAGTTCATCTTCTCAGATGATGGATCGGATGTACTTGGTGTAAAGCAGAATCTATCAGCGATTAACGACAGCTACGGACGGTATACAGCGCGTGGTTCACAAGAGGTTGTACTACCTCGGAGTAAGTTCTTGTTGTTCCGTACAGGTAAGCACAAGGGTAATCCATTCGGTGTAAGTCATCTACGTGATGCTTATAGTTCTTGGAAGTACCTGACTGCGATTGAAGAGATGGAAGTCGTTGGGTTCTCTAAGGACTTAGCGGGAGTACCCATTCTCAAGATTCCACCACAGTATATGAGCACTGACGCAAGCATGGATCAGAAAGCTATTTACGAATATTATAAGAATGTAATTCGGAACCTACAGCAGAATCAACAGTCCGGTGTTATCTTACCTCAAGCATTCGATCCTGAGACAAAGCAACCACTGTTTGACCTAAAGCTACTCAGTAATGAAGGCGGAAAGAAATCCTTTGATTCAGACAAGATTAAGGACTACTACAAACGAGCGATCTACGTTGCTTTATTCGCTGAAGTGCTTATCTTTGGTTCATCCGAAGGTGGCAGCTTCAACCTTGGTGTAATCAAGAATTCAATGACTGGTGCTGCTGCAGAATCAATGCTGAAGAATATTAAAGATGTTCTCAACAATGATTTGCTCGTTCAGACATTCGAACTGAACGGTTGGAATACTTCAAGGCTAGGCTCGTTTGATTTTGATGGTGTAGATAATACTGATCTGGAAAGTTTAAGCAAATCAATACAGAGATATAGTTCCACAGGTATGCTAGAACGTGACCGCGAAGTAATGAACGTAGTGCGTATGAGTATTGGTGTTGACCCACTTCCTGATGATATGCCCGTACAAGAGGATAAACTCACAGGTAATACTTCCCGTAGCGGTGATGGTTTAGCTACAATGGGTGAAGGTACGAGTAATTCTGTAACTGGTGAAGATACTTCATCTAACAACTTAGAAAACACAGGCTGAACATGAAATCCAATTGCGTATTCTGGGCTTTACCTAAGTTCTTACAAAGAGCTAAACCCGGAGAAGAAACATATCTCATCTTCCGTAGGTCCAGAATTGCATGGGGTTTCTTCCATTGTCTTCTGGGTAAACTAAATCCACTCACGGGTGAAATCCAAGTAGAAAGCTACAAACCACCAGCAGGTCACAAGAAGACTAAACCAGCCCCTGTATTTGAAGGTGCAGTAATCAAGGGTGACGCGGATACTTCTCATGGTGACTTATCGTGAGCCTTTATAACTACAAAATAATCATTACTCGTTGGATTGACGGTGACACATTCGATGCTATAGTTGATCTTGGGTTTAACGTAATGAGTAAAATCCGCTTTCGTCTTTTGGATATAGATACTCCAGAGCGCGGAGAGATTAACTACAGAGAAGCACAGAGTTGTTCTGCGGGTGTATATCCAGTTGGTACTGAAGTTCAAATTTTGAGTATTAAGGGGAGAGCTACTGATAAGTACGGACGTTGGCTTGTGCATCTACCAAAGGTCAACGAGGAATTAATCCTGAAGCAATTAACGAAACAATTATAATAGGAGCATCTATGCCTTGGGGAATCCTGAAAGATCAAACTTTACCTGCATTGAAGGATGCTTCTCTTGATGAACGGAAAGCATTTGCTAAAGTAGCCAACGCTGCTTTGCTCAAAGGAGAATCCGAGAAGGATGCTATTGTTGCTGGTTTGGCTGCAGCTAAGAATGCCAAGGCTGTACAGAAGGCTAAACTCCCGCAACACCTGCAGGTTATCCTTGATATTGTAGAGAAAGCCAAAGATACACCCTTGGTTGAAGTGCAAGAAGCGCAGGAACCACCTCAGAACGCACCAGAACGCTCTATAAGCTCATCTAACTGGTTCAGTAGTACCATTCATACACCAGAGGCTATTAATGCAACTGAGGATGTTTTAAAGGCCACTATGAGCCAAGGACGTAATCTAATTGGTGCTAACTTCGATACTAAGGGTGCTTTGATTCTTAGGTTTGATAACGGAGACACCATCAGGACTAACGAGCAAGTCCTCAAGGAGTACATCGAGCAGTACGTTACTGTAGCTACTACACCATTCTTTGATTGGATTAAGTTCAATACTGAAGCTGCTTACGTTGTTAACGAAGGTGAGATGGCTTGGAACGATATAGATGGTACTGTAGATATTGGATTGAAGGGTGGTAATGTAACGTTACAAGTAGGTCAAGAGCAGATTGTTCGTTTCGTTAACCATACTGGTGTTGACATGCTTGAGATGCAGGTTGTACGCATAGTAGGAGCACAGGGTAATCGTTTATCTGCTGTTTTAGCGCAGTCAAATACAGAGATTAATGCCAACGCTACTTTTGCTATGGTTACTGAACCTGTGCTGCACAACCAACAAGGGTACGCTACAGTAAGTGGTCTAGTACGTGACATTAATACCTCAGCTTTTACTGAAGGTGCTGTTCTGTATTTATCTCCTTTTGTAGCTGGTGGTGTTACAGATATTATTCCAGTCAGTCCAAATAGAAATGTACGCATTGGATACTGCGTAAGATCACACGCTGTACTTGGTAGTATCTTCGTTAACATCATCAACGACCCTGAGTTAAGCGAACTACCAGATGTAGGTATTGTATCTCCACAAGAAAGCGATGTACTGACGTACACAAACGGTCTTTGGCGTAATACCTCGATTAGTGCATTCAATGCTTCTTTATCTGCAGCGCCAGTTCCTGTTTCGTATTTCACTAAAGTAAGTACAGTGGCTAATGTTCCAACGGTAGTGACACATAATCTTAACCTAGTGGATAAGGATGCTTTCTGTATAAATACTGTACTTGCTGGAACTCAAGTATTTACCTCAGTTCAAACAATTAGTGTTAACTCAATCAGTATTACAACTGGAGTCAATTCTGTGGATTTATCTGTGATGATTACAGGACTAGGAGCTTAATATGAAAATTCTACAAGCACTTGAGTTGCCTGATGTTGACCATGCTGCTGTACAAGTTAATGAAGCTGGTGCAGTAAAGATTTACTTCAGTCAAGGGGCTATTTATAGCAAAGCAGATGATGGTGTTGAACAACCAATTAACAAAACTGTTCAAGATTTAAGTGTCGATGGTGGCACATTCTAATTAACTAATTCATATAAACAAGGAATATAATGGCACGTTTACAATTACGCCGAGGTCTTAAAGCTAATCTACCAACGACTAATATGTTAGCTGGTGAAGCACTGTTCTCAACTGACCGTGGAACTCTTCATGCAGCTACAGATGCTACCACTAAACTACCCGTAGTTCCAGCTATTGATGATCTGGTTACTTTACCTAGTATTGATGGTGCATCTGATCTTTTGATTATCCATGATGCTTCTCAGGCTACTGGTCAAAAAGAAAAGAAGATTACATTTGATGCTTTCAAGACTGCACTGAATATTCCAGTTGGTTCTTCGGATGAAAAGGTTGCTGTAGTTGCTGGTGGTACTGCGGGTTATCTTTGGGGAACTGATGGTACTAACGGTGTTATCCGTGCTAGCTCTAGCTTAGCAATTACTAAAGACGCAGCTAACGCTTTCATTACATTATCTGTTGATGTAGTGGATGGCGGTACGTTCTAAATACTAACTGAATATAAGTCATCAATATGGCTAGACTAATCACTAAAAAATCCACTGTTCTTGGTAAAGTACCTTTAGCTGCTGACCTAGACATTGGAGAGTTAGCTGTCAATACAGCCGACGCAAAACTCTATACTAAACACTCAGATGGTTCCGTCAAGGAAATTGCAGCAGCTTCTGGTGGGTCATCTGCACCAGCACCTGTTATTGCTAGGCTAGTAGCTACGCAAGCATCCACCGTTGTAGCCTTGGCTAATATTACTGCACTGGTTGCACCTATGGTTGCCAATGGTGTTTATATGTGCGAGGCATTTGTTACGTTCAGATCAGCCGCTACAACCACAGGTATTAACCTTGGGTTTACATCCCCTGCTGGATGCGAGCCTATGCTGGAAGTAGTTGTACCCGTGGCTACAACAGCGAATGCTACAGCACTACGTAAGATTTTTCCAAATGCAGCAGACACAGTTTCTGGCAGTGTACTAGGTACAGGTGTTACTGCAGTTAACGCGAATCAAACCGCGCGTATCTCTGGGATTATTATCAATGGTGCAACTGCAGGTAATTTCCAATTGACATTCGCTAGTGAAATTGCAGGAAGTGCTATTACGCTTCAGATTGATTCTACTCTAGTTTTGACTAAGGTTGCTTGATGAATAAAGATGAAATGATCCAAAGGATTGACTTAATCGCGGATTTACAAAGAGCTAAGATCGTAGGTGATCCTGTTCGTGCATTTGAGTATCAACTAGCCGAAAGAGAAGCGCGTCTTTACCAAGATAGTAACTACAGTATAGAAACACCATTGAGTATTCGATGCTGGGCAGAAGCACGTGGTTGGACAGATCAAGAAGCTTGTGATGATATTCTGGTGGAAGCCGATGCTTTCAACTCTGTGTTGAATTACATCAGAGTACTGAGACTGAAGAACAAATACGCAATTATGTCAGCTAACACAAACGATGAAGCGGAAGTAATCTTCTCTTTGACCATCAATGCGCTAAAGAGTATTAGCATTTAACTCTTGCACTTGCTAGTTGATTTCATTCAGAGCCATCTGCGCTTCGCACATCTGTCTTACTTGACTTGGTTATACCAGAATGTTATAGTGAACGCTACAAATACACAATACGAATAACGTAAGGATACTATGCCAGCAGCTAATTATGATTTAGATATTGAACAA